CTACCATTATCCCAAAAAAGCTCAAAGAACTCAGCTTCTATGACGATGAAATCATTCTCGCAACGATTGAGCAATGCCGGGATAAGATCGGGTACGCCATGCGCACCAAAGATTTCTCAAGCGAGTACGGCCGTGCCGCTTATGTCATGGCCATTATCAAAAATCATATCAATGATGTCTATAAGGCGGCAAAATCCAACGCCGCCGTACAGCACAAGCAGGAAGCAAAAGCGCAGCAGGTTCCCATTTTGCAGGATCTCGGTTTTGGGGAAAATACGCAGGATCACCACGCACACAGGGATATTTCAGACTTCCTGTTTGACGATGAGCAGGAATGAGGTGATTTTCTATCGAATTACAAGAAATTTTACATAAAATCAATGCAGATCGTGAACAGGTCGAAGCCCCGTTTGTATTCTGCCTCTGGAAGGACCCCTACCTTTATGACGAGTACGACCGCGTCAATACTGGTACGGATGAAACCATCCAAACCGATGATTCTAAATTCTACTTTGCTCTTGGCCGCGCTCTGTATGAGCAGGGCTATCGCAACTTCGACGCGATCACACTTAATGCTTACCTCAAGGATAAGGACGAAACCCGTAAAGAATTTGATAAACGCGGCGGCTATCGCGAGGTAGAAGCGCTCAAATCTCTTATCAACCCGGATAATGTCGATGGCTATTTTGATAAGGTCGTCAAGCTGAACTTGCTGTCCGACCTCGCCCGCCAATTCTTCAAAAATTTCTCCAATACGTCGCGGTTCGACAAGATGTCAAATACCGAAGTCTATGACTTCTTTGACTACCAGCTCAACACCATTTCCATCAACACCGCTAAGGATATGAAGGTGGAAGACGTCTGGTTCGATGATGCTTTTGTCGATGAACTCAATAAGGGCGAAGCGGTCGGTCTTAACTACGGCAAAAACTGTCCGCGCCTCAATTACCTGACATTGGGTGTACCGCTGGGCGATCTCACCATGCTTGGCGGTTTCTCTGGCACAGGCAAGACCAGCTTTGTATTTGAAAACATGATCCTTGTCATGGCCGAGGCTGGCATCAAGTGCTGCATTATCTCCAACGAGATGCAAGTCCGCGCCTATAAGCAACTGTTGGCTGTACATATTCTGACCAAGGATCTGGACTATTGGAAAATCACCCGCAAACACCTCAAGACCGGCAATTTCACCGACGAACAGAACGAAATGCTGCGCAAGGCTGCTAAAATCAGCCAGGAAAAGTATAAGAACATCAAGTTCGTCAAGATGTTTGATAACGATACCTCCCGCGTTGTCAAAACCATTCGCAAGTATTCTAAGCTGGGGTTCCAGATGTTCCTCTGGGACACGATGAAATCCGACGATGATGTCAGTATGGAAATGTACCGCCAGCTGCTCGTTGCCTCCCGCAAGGTGTTCCAGGCTGCCAGCCGCGAGAATGTTGCGGTCGTCTGTACTTACCAGTTAGCTCTCTACCTCTTGAATCAGCGGTATCTGGACGCCAACTGTCTGTCCAACGGTAAACAAATCAAGGAAGTCTTTTCCGAGATGATCTATATCCGCCCCCTCTGGGAGGACGAGTATACCGGCGAACGCTATGACTGTAAAGCTTACACCCGCGGCAAAAATGCTGATGGTAGCTGGGAAAAGTTTACCACTCCCATCACGCTTGACAAAACCAAAAAGTATATCGTCGCCTTTCTCGATAAGACCCGCAATGATGAAGATAAGCAACAGGTTTTGTACGAGGCTAATCTCACTTGGAATAACTGGCGCGAGGTAGGTTTCTGCACGATCCGCAACGAACACGTTCAAACCACACGCTAAAGGGGGTGCTGCCACTATGAACGCGGCACTTCTGCAGCAGCATCTCTCCGGCAATTCCGACGCTCTTTTCCGCATCTTGGAAACTCTGGAATTTCAGCATATCAATCTCAATAACGCAAAAACACAGTTCCGCTTTTCCCGCCTGGAAGATTCCAACCCCACCAGTATGATGCTGGATGTCAACACCCTGCGTTACTACTGCTTTTCCACTAACGGCAAAGGCAATCTGTTCACCCTCATTATGGATCGTATCCATTGTACCTTCCCGCAAAGTCTGCAATTCGTGGCAAATATCCTTGACCTGGATACCTCTGATTTTAATGTTCAGGTCACTTATCCCTTCCATGGTTTCTATCGTAAACTCCTGCCAGACCGTGACGATGATTTTACCCTGCCCACGATCCCGGAAACCACACTTGACCCTTACTTAGGCAAATACAACACGATGTTCTTTCAGGATGGTATCGACTATAAAACACAGGAACTGTTCCAGGTAGGCTACGATGAAGAATCCAGCCGCATCACGATTCCGGAGCGGGACTTTAACGGCAACCTTGTCGGTATCATGGGCCGCAGCAATGACCCCACTTGTAAGCACGAGGAACGCTGGCTGCCAC